GAAATAGCCGCTGTAGGACATCACCTCAGACTTGCGGCCTACTAAATGCTGGTAAATCTGATTGGCCTCTGGGTCTTCCAGCACTGCGACATGGTTGCAAGCATCGTCGTTTTTGATCTTCATCAGGAACACGTCGCCCCGCTCCAACGGCACTGACGGAGGGATCCGCACAAAGCCTTCAGCCGCAAAGTTGTCTTCAAAGTGGGTAAAACCACGCTGCACCCATTCGCCCTCGTACAAGCGTTCATAGTCGCCCATAGCAACACCCATCTCTTGGCTGTACCAGTCACGCACTGCTGAATAACAGTCGTAACCGCCATACAGCCATGGACGCCCCAGCAAGCCCGCTGACTGACCCGGATCAAAGTAAAAATGCTCCGTGCCTGCACAATTAAAAATTGCATACGGCAGGTTCAATGCCTTGGAAGCATTGATGTCCGCGAAACTGACGGTCCCATAGTCGATATGGCTATGCCAAGACGCTGCCGCGTCGTCAAGATACAAAGCAGTCTCTTCAGCGCTAATCGTAAAAGTGTTCTCTTCTTTAGACGTGTTAGTGCATTCAACAACGTCTCCATTGTTCAAAACAAAGCCACACGCTTCAACAGGGTGTGCAACCTCTGCACATTCCCGAATCTTGGCTTGCTGCTCGTTCGTAGTCGGGTTGTTAAAAGAAGAAAGCATAATCAGCCCATTGCGTCGGTCAGGCCGGGGAAGCCGCCAAAAGGCAAACGTGAAGTGCTCCCAAAGCGTAGCTTGCAGCTCGTTAAACGCTTGCCGCAAACATCATTTGCAGCTGTAGTGACTTGATCATTGGCATCAAAAAAACTACTGCCTGCATAGCCACAGCCAATGCTGTTTTTGTAAATCCACTGGCATTGCTCACGCAACAACCTTCGCCCCGGCAAAGATCGACCCTCAAGGTCAAAAGGTATGGCTAGCTGAAACGATATAGCCAGCTTATTCTCACTGCTTTTTTGCTCAACGATCCACTCATCAGGCCCCCAAAAAGCATTAGGGTCAGCGCCAGGAGCGCCATCTAAATAGGTAGTCAAAGTGCGAATACGTTGGACAGTCGCGCCAACCAAATCATCATAGGTATTGGTCAGAGCAGTGATTCCAAGCCCTACATTGGCAAAAGTAATACTAGGTCTTGCCAGCTGGCCGGTTGTATTTAACTCAAACCCAGATGTTTCAAGCGGCAATGCCGTATAGGAATGAGTCTTGTAGACCACATCAGCCCCGTTGACCTGCGACCAGTTTGCGAATCTATAAATGCTTTGGTCTGAAGACCCTGGAGGCAAAATAGCTGCAATGTCAAGAGTGAATAGATCAATAATTTGCGGCAGTTCAGTTTTAAAAGTTTCAGCGTTTGGCGGGGTTTGCGTCATACATACACCTGCGTCAAGCTAAACTTTAATCGAGAATAAATTGGGGTAACCAGCTCAAACGTCCAGCCAGAATCTAAAGCGTAATTTTTGGGTGACTGCGTAAGTGTAATTGCAACGACTGTGCCATTGGCTATATCGACAGAAGTTAAAAGCCCGGTGACTAAATTTGCCCTGTAGTTTGCAGGTCTAGTAAAACCTGTGAGCGTCAAACTGCTTATATTTGTGTATCCCAAGTGCAGCTTTCCGCTCTCAAATGGCCTTGAAAAAGTTTTAGTATTTAAAGGCGGCGTCCATGGAATAGCAGCACCCCTTAGGGAAAGCAAGTAACTCTCAATTGAATTTGCCTCATCATTTGTAAGCAGGGCCGATGTGCAGTCCCACTTCTCAACATCAGCGTTCAAGCCGTCTGTCAATATCTGCGAGTAACCATCACCAAACTGTGCTCTTTGTATTCTTGTGCTGCGCTTTGCCTGAGTGGCAAAGTCCAACTTGATGTCATTGAAAGCCAAGTAAGTCATCAGAGCATTCCCCCACTGCGACGTTCATCGGCCAAAGTACCGATAACAATGCCCCTTACTTGATTGGCGATTTGTTTTTGGGCTGCGGGGGACAAGTTCTCTCCGGTGTTCTCGACGTTGATGTTGATTGTGCCTACCTTAACTCCTCCTCCAGAACTCTCAACTCCTAGCTTGCCGCCAGGGCCACGACGAAGAGGAAGGATGGCTTCTGGCCCTGCCTCGCCCATAATTCCGAAACGACCGGCGCCGCCATCGGCGTAAGCAAACATTGTTGGCTTGTTGACGATGCCGCCTTTGGCATAAGGGATGATTTTGTTTTTGGCGAATGCTCCGCCATCAGCCATGCGCAACCCACCCCTTGAAGCAATATCGCTAAAGATGTCACCACCACCACCACCACTCATGCCAGGCAACAGACCCACTACCTTGTTTAAGATAAACATCACGATCATCTTTTGAATAATCTGCGCGGCCATATCTAGGAAGAAGTTGCCGATATTTTTAAAGAAACTTGCGAGTGCTTCTTGAGTAGTAGCGCTGCCATCAATAACGCTTCTGAATGAATTGGTGAATGCAGTGCCAATATTTGTTGCCGCGTTAGTAATTAAATTGATCGGATTGGTCAGCTCAAACAATTCATCCTTGAGCTTAGAAATATTCGCCCTCAAGCCTTCTGCAAGAGTTGGGTCAATGGTCTGCCTATACTGGTCTAATCCTCTTGCTCTTTGCTCGGGAGTTAGTTCCTTAATGCCAGACAACCGATTGGTTTCTCTTTCAAGCAGTGCTGCATTGTATGCCTCTCTAGAAATTAAACCAAGCTGTCTTTGGCGATCGAGGAATTGAGCCTCAAACGCTTTAGACTGCTTTTCAATCTCCTCTGTTCTTTTTCTGTCAAAGCCTAGGAGAGCTGCTTCTTGTTTCGCTATCAAAGAAATCTTCGATTCTTGCAGTGTCAACAACGCGGACTGCTCTCTTGACAACTTGTTTTGCTGGCGAGAAACGTCGGCACCTTTCGCTGAGGCTTCAGCTATTGCCGCTCTTCGTTTGGCTATTTGGCTAGTCAATCCATCGATAACAGTTTCAACTTTTGCTAGCTCTTTTGCCTGTGACAGGGTGAACACAAGCCTGTCATCACCAATCGCTCTAGCCTTTTCAATCTGCAAGTCAAATTGATCTCTTATACTTCTAGTTCTCGCTTCTGCAAGATTTTTAAAAGTAGTTTCTAGTTCTGCAAATGCTTTATTTGTATCTCTATTTAAAGCAGCAAGACGGCTTTTCTCAGTACCTCCAGTCGGCTTCTCAGGATCATCGGATCCGCTCAATCCGCTTACATCAGGAGTTGGCGGACCAATAAAATCATAGTCGTCGAAAAACGCCTGGTTTTCATTTAATATTTTTGTTTGGAACTGCCTCTGTAGCGGAGTCAAATCAGTTCGCACAAGCTGACGCTTAGCATTCGCCAGCGCGTTTCTCCTTAGCTGTATCTGGTCTCCATCTATCTTTTCCTCCATTGATTTGCCAAATCGACCTAAAGCATCAAAAAGACGTATGAGAGCCCGCAAGGCGTTATCTGCAAAATTTTGAAATTGTGCCCCAAGCCTTGCTAGTTCAGGGGCAACCTTCTCGTTCAGCTCTTCAAGCGATACTTTTAGTCTGTCACCTGCGCCCTCAGGCCCATCTGCGATAATTTGCGCTGTTTCTCCATATTTCTCGAATATGCTTTCCGAGAAAGTCAGGAAGTCTTGCAACGTAACCTTTCCATCTTCCAATGCTTTGTCAAGTTCTGCTGGTGTTTTGCCGATAGAAGACGCGAAAAGCGTAAACGCTCCCGGCAATCTTTCGCCAATTTGTTGCCGCAATTCTTCGGCGCTTACTTTTCCTTTGCTGAACACTTGAGCAGTCGCAGTCAGTGCAGCGTCAACATCATTTAAAGAGCCGCCTGTGGCTCTAACTGCGGCAACGATTCCTCTAAAAGCTTTTTGTGTGTCAGCTACAGTTCCCCCAGCCCCAGATACTGAGGCCTGAAGTCTGGTGAACTGTTTTGTTAATATGCTTTGAGGAATTGCAAAATCTTTTGTCGCCTGCTGAACAATATTTAGAGCCCTGTTATATTCTGACTGGGAAGCTGAAACGCCTCTCAAGGCGATTCTAAGCTTATTAAGCTGTGCTCCGTACTCTGCTATAGAGCCTAAAGCTTTCCTGATACCACCTACCTGCGCTCCAATCGCAGCACCAACGGCAGCTCCAGCGGGTCCGCCAAGCTTGAAACCTATCCCGCCTCCAATTAAACCTTCAGGTCCCCCGAATATCCCACCTGCAGCGATTGCACCAACGCCTTGAGCTACTTGTCTCCCACTAAGCCCCTTTTTCTTTTGCTTGCCTTGCGCTTTTTGCAGCTTTTCTGTGTACTTTTCAATATCGCCTGTTAGCTCTTTGAACTCTTTGCTGTTTAAATCAGCCTCTCTTCTCAGTCCTTTGAGCGCACCAATCTGACCCTCTATAGTGCTAATACTGTTATTACCCTTCTGCCCTAATTGCGTTACCTCATTCCTAAGTTTTTGAATTGTTTGGCTGGTTGGACCTGATATAACCTTTAACTTCGATATTGAGCTGCCAATCTTGTCAATTACTGCCTGAGCGCCTGT